ATTGGCAGGAAATTGGCGGCAGAATTGCAAAAATTTATTCGCTTGAAGATTATTAAATAAATAATAAACTACGTATATTATAGGAGTTTTAAATGAAGGTTGGTTTTATAGGCATCGGCAAACTTGGATTGCCTTGTGCAGAAGCAATTGCACAAAAAGGGCACGAAGTTGAAGGGTATGATGTTGCAAAAGTTACAAGTGATAATATTACAGTTGTTGATACAGTAAAAGATGTTGTAGCAAATAAAGAAATTGTATTTGTAGCAGTCCCTACACCTCATGACCCTGCATATGATGGCAGAGCTCCTACTGCACATCTTGATCCAAAAGATTTTTCTTACGACATTGTAAAGAAAGTTCTAACACAAGCAAATGAACATATGAACAAAGACCAGTTACTTGTACTTATTAGTACAGTGTTACCAGGCACAGTTAGGAACCAGTTAGTTGAACTTACAGACAATAGTCGTTTTATATATAATCCTTATCTTATTGCAATGGGCTCAGTGGCATGGGATATGGTAAATCCAGAAATGGTAATGATTGGTACAGAAGATGGCACTGAAACTGGAGATGCAAAACAACTTGTAGATTTTTATAAAACTATAATGGAAAACAATCCACGATATGAAATTGGTACGTGGGACGAATGTGAATGCATTAAAGTATTTTATAACACATTTATTAGTACAAAAATTGGCCTTGTTAACATGATACAAGATGTTGCACAAAAACAAGGCAATATTAATGTAGACGTTGTTACAGAAGCACTAGCACAAAGCACAAAACGCATTATGGGTCCGCAGTATATGACAGCTGGCATGGGCGATGGCGGAGGATGCCATCCAAGAGATAATATTGCTCTACGTTATATGGCAAGTGAATTAGGATTAGGATACGATATTTTTGATGCAATAATGAATGCAAGAGAAATCCAAGCAAAAAATATTGCATTAGAACTTGTAAAATATGCAGAAGAAACAAACATGCCAATCTTTATTCACGGCAAAGCATACAAGCCTGGTGTAGAATATTGCGACGGCAGCTATAGTTTACTAGTAGGACACTATGTTGAAGAACAAGGACATCGTGTTACGTATATTGATCCTCTTACAGGTGATGATGTAGAGTTAGGTATGCCCGGCATTATATTACTTGCACACAGTGCAAGTACAACTTACAAGTATATGCAAGAAGAAGGCGACAGTACTGATAAATTGTATTGTAAAATTCCATCTAATAGTATCGTAGTAGATCCGTGGAGGAACTTTAGTTCCGATACATCTAAAGTAATACACTACGGTAACACGAGACATGGATAATTATGTACGACATTGTATTCATAAGTTATCAAGAACCTAATGCAGATGAAAATTTTACTAAACTAAAGGAAAGATTTCCAATGGTAAAACGTGTGCATGGTGTAAAAGGATTACATCAAGCACATATAAACGCAGCTAAAAAATGTTTTACTAATATGTTTTGGGTTGTAGATGCTGATGCAATTATTTTAGACGATTTTAACTTTGAATATAACGTACCTAGTCATCAACTTGATCATGTACATGTTTGGAGGACTCAAAATCCAATTAACGACTTAGTTTATGGCTACGGTGGTGTAAAACTTCTTCCTAGAAAACTAACTTTATCTGTAGACATTAACAGCGCCGATATGACAACTAGCATTAGTAAAAACTTTATGGCAATGCCAGACATATCAAACATTACAGCATTTAACACAGATCCGTTTAATACATATAAGTCAGCATTTAGAGAATGTGCAAAGCTAAGTAGTAAAGTTATTAAAGGGCAACATGACGAAGAAACAGAAAAACGACTTGAAACTTGGTGTACAGTTGGCAAAACTAGACCGTATGGTTTATACGCTTTGGCCGGTGCTATTAGTGGCCGCAAGTTTGGGATGGCTTCTGGCAGCAATATTGCACTTATTAATGACTTTGACTGGCTAAAGGATCAGTTTGATGCAGCTAGTTTCTAGTATTAAGACAGTTCATGTTGAACTAACTGACAAATGCCAAGCACAATGTCCAATGTGTGCTAGAAACTATCATGGCGGAGCAACTCGTCCATTTATACGCAATGGCGACATGAGCATTGAACAATTTAAAGAATGGTTTCCTAAAGAATTTTTAGCGCAATTAGATAACTTTTATAGTTGTGGTAACTATGGCGATCCAGCATTTGCAAGTGATTGTTTAGAAATATATTCATATGTGCGTGAATGTAACCCTACTGTAAGATTAGCATTGCATACTAACGGAGGTATGCGTAATCCTACATGGTGGACAAAGTTAGCACAAGCAATAGGAACACAATCTAATAGTGAAGTAGTATTTGCAGTTGACGGCTTTAAAGGAAAGCATGAGTTATATCGCAAAAATACAAATTTTGATAAAGTAATTGCCAACATGAAAGCATTTATTAGTGCAGGAGGTAGGGCAAGAGTTGATAGTTTAGTATTTGCTCATAACGAACATGAAGTAGACGAACTTGAAGAATACATATTAGGTCTAGGAGCGCAGGCTATAAACTTTGTAAGCACTACGAGATTTTATGAAATGTCAGAATATGAAGTACACGACAATGAAGGTAATGTAGAATACACAATTAAGCCTGCAAAAACTGAACGTTTTAAAAAGACTCCAAACAAAACGCTAGTTAATTTAGTAGATAAAGAATATAGAGACAGTGTAATTTCTAATACAACAATTAATCCAAAGTGTGTAGACGAACAAGGGATATATGTAGATCCATATGGTAGTATTTTTCCGTGTTGTTGGATAGGCGGAGACTATTTAGAGCAACCTATTGAAGAAAAGTTACCAATACATTATCTTAGAAATCTAAGTGTTGAATTTTCAAAACAGATGATGGAAGATATTCGTGTTGAAAATTGCAGTACAGGAATATTAAAAGATAGAAGTACAAAATTATTTAAGAGACTAGACACATATTGGGAAGATGAAAATAAGTGCTTGACATGTGCTAGACAATGTAGTAAACTAGTATATGACTCTAATAGAAAGTATGAATTTGAATAGTTACGACAAAATACCATGGACTGATATAACCAGTTTTGGACAGCAAACGATGCTTAAGAGCCATCTTTTCACGGTCTCATGGATTTTGGCTAGATTTTGTAATTATTCATGCAGTTATTGCTGGCCATACGCTAGATCTAGTACCCCGGATCACCAAGATTTAGAAATTTACTTAAAGGCCTTAGATAGTATCAAAGCACAAGCTCGTGCAAACGGCTTTACAGACTTTCATTTTAGCTTCTCAGGAGGCGAACCTACAGCGTATAAGTACTTTGGGGAGATCATAGATCATTACTGTAGTGATACAGCACCCGATTACCAAAGTATCCACATGACGACCAATCTTAGCCCGGGAAGCAAATGGTGGAACAAATGGTTAGAAAGTACTAAGACTCTGCACCGCAGAAGTATAACAGCAAGTTACCATGCAGAATTTGCAAATGAACAGGAGTTTGGAGATAAATGTCTCCAATTAATAGACAATGAAACATTCGTTACAATTAATCAAGTTATGGTTCCAGAAATGTTTGAAGAACTTTACGAACGCTTGGAACGATTTGCCGCCCGAGGTATTAATGTTACTCTCAAACCCCAATCTGACCCAACCGCCAGTTACGTGGTACATGGATATACAGAAGACCAAATTGCAAAAATGCGACAAGGATTTCCACAAAAGTGGAACGGCGAGCAAATAGCACAAATTGCACTATATGATAGTGAAGGTACAAAATACGAGTTAGATCAAGCAGAACGCTTCAATGCATTTGGATTCAATAAGTTTCACGGATGGGAATGTAATGCAGGATACCAAGGTTGTGTTATTCGAGAGAATGAAGTTAAACGTAGCTATAGCTGTCACGATTATCCTTTAGGCACGTTAGACGGAGGATTTGAGCTGTTTAAAGCGCCACAAGAGTGTATAACCTATAGTTGTGTTAGTAGTGCAGACTCTAAAATACCAAAGAGAAAAATATGAAATTTGGAATATTAGGATACGGTTACGTAGGTAAAGCCACACACAAAGGTTTGCTCAATGATGCAAAGACTGTTGTGCATGACATTACATTTGACACTGAAAGAGAAATTTTAAAAAATGCAGATACTATCTTTGTGTGTATACCTACAGAAACACAAGCAGATATTGACACTGTTATTTCTGAAATAAAATTAATACAAGAATTTAACCCTTTAGCAACATTTGTTATCCGTAGTACATTGCCATTAGGATCTTGTGAACGCATACAACACGAAGTAGGTACTATAATTTATATACCAGAATTTTTACGTGAACGATATTGGGACACAGATTGTTTTAAGCGTCCACTAGTTGTTGGTTATGACAACGTAGATTTGCCTCAGTGGTTATTAGATGAAGAAATTAATATTTGTACTACTAAAGAAGCAGAACTAGTTAAGATGTATTCAAATAATTTTGCAGTAATAAAAATTGCATTTGCAAATGTATTTTATGATCTAGCAGAAAACGTTGGTGCTGATTATGACAAAGTTAAAGATGCATTTTTAAAAGTACAACATTCGCAAACATATTTAGATGTTCCTGGACATGACGGAACAAGGGGCTTTGGCGGCAAATGTTTGCCTAAAGATTTAGATTTCCTAATTGATACATTAGAAGATCAAGATATAAACCAAAATTGGTTTAAACATATTAGAGAGTTAAACAACGGATGGAAAGAAAAGTTCTAGTTACAGGAGCGTCTGGGCTCATTGGTAGAGAGTTGTGTAAGCAGTTGTCTAAAAATTTCCATGTGGTTGGAATTGACAATGAATTTAGATATTCATATAGACCAAATTCTCAAGAATTTGTAAAAGGAAACCTACAAAGTTTTTTAGATGCTTGCCAAGAAGAATTTGCATATATTTTTCATATGGGTGCAATTAATGGTACAAAATACTTTTATGATATTCCTAACAAATTAATTGAAAATAATATATCAGCTGACATGTCAGTTTTTAAATATGCTGAAAGAAATAAAAAGTGTAAAATAATTTATGCAAGTAGCAGTGAAGTTATTGCAGATACAAATATATTTCCTACACCAGAGATAAACAACATAGCTATACACGATATAACTAATCCGCGATGGAGTTATAGACTGTCTAAAATAGTTAGTGAAAATTATCTTACTAATAGCAGTATAAATTATATTATATTAAGATTCTTTAATATTTTTGGACCAGCATCTGCGTCAGGACATTTTATAAGAGATATTTTAGAAAAAATTGATAATGAAGATTTTACTCTTATTGCTCCAGATGAAACTCGAAGTTTTTGCAGAGTTGAAGATGCTGTTGATGCAATAGTAAATATCTTTGATAAAGTAGATAATACAACAGTTAATATTGGCAGCGACGAAGAACTCACAATTAAAGAAGCAGCAAATATTATCGCTGCTTCAAAAGGATTAACTGTAGACTGGAAAAGACTACCTCCAAATTATGGAAGTGTTAGTAGAAGATGTCCGGACATTGCTAAATTAAAAAACATTTATCCTCAATATAGTCCTAAAAAATTCAAGGATGCAATACAAGATCTATGAAAGTTGATTTAGAAGATGTATTATTTTGGATGGACGCTATACGAGACAGCGATGATCGTTATAGAACACTTGAAAGTTTTTGGAAAGGCCAAATACATAGTAAGGAATGGCTAGTTAAAGAACTTGAGCGTACTGATATTAAAGCTAACAATGCAGTTGTATACGGCGGCTGGAATGGTGTGCTTGCATCTTTACTTTTTAATAGTGAGAAACTTAATTTACAGTTTGTAACAAGCGTAGACATTGATCCTAATTGTGAAAAAACTGCAAATACTATTAATCGGCGCTATCAAATAAAAGAAAAATTTAAGGCAGTAACAGCAGACATGTGTGATTATACACAACCGTTAGATATTGCAATTAATACTAGTTGTGAACATATTACACAGCAGCAATATGACAAGTGGTTATCTAATCAGCCAAATGATGCATGGATAGTAGTACAAAGCAATAACTATTTTGAGCATCCGGAACATATTCGATGTGCAACTGATATAAACGATTTTATGAAGATGAGTAAGATAAAGCCGTTCTATCGAGGATGTCTTGAAACATCTAAATACACTAGATATATGATTATAG